TAAAAACTCTCTGTGACTATATAGGCGTATATATAGCTATATACCAAATATATATTATTATTAAAAAGTAGTACCCTACCCTACCCTGTTGTAATACCTATACAAATCAATAACTTAGAAAGATTAATAACAGGGTACCATTTAACATACCCTGCCCTTCCCTAGAAATCATTGTTCCAACCACCACTAAACTTCTCAGCGTTACCAACTTCTACCGCAGTATAATCAAGGTCATACACTTTCTTGCCGTTACTTTTGCGAGGCTCTACCCCGTTCGCACTGATGATTCTAGCCGCATCTTTAATGTCCGCCATCCTTGGTTGGCTTATGCCGAGGTCGCGCAAAAGCTTGGTCATTTGCACTGGTTTGGTCTGGGTACTCTTGAAGTGAACGTGCTCCAAGATCAGGTCTTCAACACTGCTTTGGGTGCGGTAGTATTCGTTTGAGTCTTGCAGCATCTCACGCTCTTCTGCCGACAGATACCAGCTCACGGTTGGGTAGAGCACCTCCTTCACCTCAGCCCAGAGCTGCTGCATATTAATCCCGTGCTGCGCGTTGATACCAGTGACTGGTACAACCCAGAACCTTCGGTTTCCGCTGGTATCGGTCAGGAACTCCCTTGCATTGACGCTCGCGTAGAACGCTGTGCGCCTTTGGTACGTTGTGCTGGCCCTATCATAAGGTAGGCGCAATTCATCACTTTTTTTGGTTACAAAGGCTTTGAGCTGGTCGATGTCGCTCTTCTTGAACGTGGATTCGATCTCACCAAGCTCCACTATCCAGTGACTAACCGCCTGCTTCACACTGTCCTTGTCAGAAGGGTTAAGTGTAGCGCCTTCCAGCAGCCAACCCTCTTCATAATCGGCTAAATTCTTAAACCACAGCGTCTTGCCCAGCCCCTGAGCACCTTGGAACACCAATATGCCCTCCAGCGCCACACCACTTGGCTCACAAGCCGCTGCAACGCAGGAAACCAGCCACTTAGTCATCAACATCTCTTTTAATGGCTCGTTGCTGCTCTTTATGGTGGCTAAGAACTGATTTAACCTGCTTGTGCCGTCCCACGGAATGTGCTCCATGAAATCTTTGACTGGATTGTACTCTTTAGCCAAAAGTTTCAAATAATCCCGCGTCTTTTGGTGTGGTACACCAAGCTGGATGCAGCGATCCTCGATCTCAATCAACGCGCTCTCGTCGCGCATGTCCATAATGTGATCAGTGTTTGGAATATGGTATTCCATGTTTTTTTTGATCACGTTGTAGCGTACATCAATCTGATTTACCGTCAGGACACCGCGCACATTGTCTTTGGTCATCAACATCTTGCCCGTGGAGTTTCTACCCCAGTCGTAAGTCTGCAACTCTTGGGTAGTCTGAAGCTCTGGCATCAACTCACCCTCTACCGAGTGATCATTGTAGTCACCAGTCTCTAGCGGCATCCTTACCTCGGCCTGAGATCCAGCCTGCTGCACAAACTCTGCCGCCTTCTTCGCCTCCCGCTCGCCAGTGCCGCTCTCGTCATTGTCAGCAATGAAAACGTGCTTGGCCTTTGGAAACATCACCGAGATCTCTGGTGCCACCTTACTGAGATTACCTGCGCTAAAACAAACCACTACTGGCTCACCCATATCTCGATAGTAAGATGCACCAGTGGCATATCCTTCGACATAATTGATGGTGTGCGCCTCGCGCAGTAGATCTTGACCGATGATGAAGAATGCACCACCTGCCTCAGTACCCTTCATATACCACTTGCCCAGTGATGCGTCTGGGTCGGGGTGTATGTACTGCAAACCGACCAACACCAGCTGCTTTTTCTTTTGTTTGGTCTTGATCTTGTTGACTGGCACAACCAACTCACCAGTAGGTGTTTGCCTGACCCCGTGGCCCGTGACATTCTTTCTTATGAGGTATCCGTTGTTCGATACGTCAGTCGATAGCGTATCCCAAATCTGCTCAGCCCTTTTAGCCGCTTCCATATAAGCCTTTAGCTTATCAGCAGCAGCCTGACGCTTGTTCTCTTTGATCTGCTCGCGCTGCTCGTCGGTCATCTCGTACCGCCCAGCATTCTCTGGCTTCCACGTTGCCGTAGGTTCTTCGTTGCTTATCGTGCGATCACCGCACCGTCCGTATGGCACCTCTTGCTCTAGCCAGAACTGATACCACCCGTGCAGCTTATTGGTTCCGTTCACATTCATGTAGGCGCGACCAATATCGCCGCCCACCACCAACCCCTTCTTCGGGTCAGGCGTCATACCGTTAGCAGCCAGAAAATCTATGAACCCTTGGCGAGCGTCTCCACTCAGCGGCCTGCTGAAATCTTTCTGGTTACCGTCCGTTATTTTTAAACTCATCAAATTTCCCTTGCACACATTTATCCGATGTGCATAATAGTACAACTTTTTGCATAAATACAAGGATAAAGATATGGGAATTACAGCAAGTGACGGCGGCGGGTCAGATTACGAACAGGTTCCAGTCGGAACTCACAACGCAATCTGCTACAAAATTGTAGACGCTGGAACGTCTAACAATGAGTACCAAGGTGAAGTGAAGAAGCAGCACAGCATCTTCATATTCTGGGAGTTACCTGAGTGCCAAACGGCAGATGGTCGCCCGATGTCAATGTTCAATAAGTATACGCTGAGCCTCAATGAAAAGGCAAAGCTGCGTCAGCATTTGCAGACTTGGCGCAACAAACCATTCACCGCCGAGGAGCTGGCTAAGTTCGACGTGACTAATGTGCTGGGTGTTACCTGCAAGGTCGATGTCGGCTTAACATCAGGTGGCAAGGCCAAAGTTACTGGCGTATTCACCGCAGATGGTGGTGCAAAGAAAGTTGCTACCGTAAACGATCAGGTTGTATTCGACCTAGAAGAATATCTTAAAGAGTTTACTGGTGAATCATGTGAAGCCAGTAAAAGAATGTGCGACATCTTTGAGGAGCTGCCACGTTTTCTTCAATACCAAATCGGTGGTTGTGATGAGCAGGGTCGAGATCCTGTTGAGCCATGCTTTGAGATGCAAGCTGCACTGAAGAAGGGTGAGAACCCAGCGCCACCGAAGAAAGATGACGATGGCCCGGAAGACGCAGACTTTGAAGACGATATACCATTCTAGGGGGTGAACATGGCTAGTTATTATAAACGTAAGTACAAAACCCGTGTGGGAACCAAGCGCGATCAGGTGAGGCTTTACTTGTTAGGCCACCCTGACGCTACGGTTAAGGAAGTGGTCAAAAAAGTGGGCGTATCTAAATCATACGCTTTCAAAGTACATTCTGAGTACAAAGGTGATTCTAAGTTCGGATTAGATTCGGCCTTTGATAACCCCAAGGGTCAGTTGGATAGCTTGACTATTTTTAAAGACGATATGGTCAATCAACCCAAGCATTATTCTGGTGCGATAGAATGTATCGACGCAATGGTCAGCGCCTTCGGCTTGCAGCGGGTAAAAGAGTACAGCGAGATCGCTGCGTTCAAATACCTGTGGCGTCAGGGCAAAAAAGGTGATCCTGCTGAGGACAAAGCCAAGGCAATTTGGTATACCAGATTCAGCTTAGGTGATGATCCGAGGTCAAACAAATGATTTGGTCAAAGTTGATCACCAGCCCAACCATACCGAACTGGACAACTTATTCGTTGTTGATAGCGTTTTTGTTTGGGGCAGTTATTGGATTTTTTTTAGGCTGAGCGTTCATCACGCGCTTCCAACTGGTTCCCGTCCCAGTCAGTCGAGCAGGCGGGGCTAATTTTAGACCAAGGCAGAAACCTAACTGCCTGAACATCACGGTTCCCGTCCCGTGGGTCGAGTAGGCGGGGTTAGACCAAGGAGTTCCTTCCTCATTAGCCTTTTCCCGTCGAGGTGGTCGAGCAGGCGGGGCTAATTAACCAAGAGGGCAAGATGGAATCTGTATTTATGAAGGCTTTGCGCTCAGCTCAAAAGGCTGATGAGGCAAAAGAAAAACGATCAGAAGAGGCTTTGGATAAATCGCTTAGTAGCAGGGTCAGCGATGAACAAGTCAAGAAAGTATTAGAGATGGAGGAACAAAAAGTGAAGCGAGCTGAGATAGCGGCTCAAACCAAGATCAGTGCTCACACAATTTACAATGTGATCCGCCGATACTCGATAGATAAGGACGGCAAGGTCGTTTTGAATGATCGGGATCACATAAGCCAATAGAGGAACCGTGATGGATTTTAAAGAAGGCATTTACGAAGATTTAGACTACCCAACCTACGACTCAATCCCAGCGTGGCGAAGTCACGATCTCACCTCAATAGCCAAGTGTCCCTTCACTTGGAAGAACCGAACATTCAACAACTCACCCGCACTGCTAGAAGGCAGGGTTCAGCACACCGTGTTTTTGGAGCATCACAAGTTCTTCGATGAGTTTGCCATTGAGCCACCCGTCGATAAGCGCACCAAAGCTGGCAAGGCCGAGTACGCCGAATGGCTTGAGGATCTGGGCGACAAGACGCCATGCAAGCAAGATATGTACGACATCTGCATGGAGCGCCGTGAGGTTGTATCTGAGTTTATCCCCAAGCCAGAGCACCACGTCGAGCTGACGCTGTGCTGGTATTGGAATGGTCAGCCATGCAAAGGCAAACTTGACTGGCATACAGGAACTGACATCTGGGATCTCAAGACCTGTAGAGATGCTTCACCAAGAGGCTTTAGGAGCGCGATCAACTCATTTAGATACTACCAGCAGGCTGCGTACTATATCGCTGGGTGTAGGGCTGTGGGTTTGCCTACTGAGAAGTTTTACTTCTTGGCTCAGGAAAAGGCTCACCCTTATCCCTATGCAGTCTACACGCTGAGTGATGAAGCCATCGCTTATGCTGACGCCCAGAACGAACAGGCTATGGCGGTTGGCATGAAGTGTCGTGAGCAAGACCTGTACCTGCCATACAACCAACAGGGAGTCAAAGAGTTTGGGTTATCTGAAATTAACTGATGAAGAGCAGGCACAAGAAGATTTGTGGGACGCTCAGAAGATGTACCACGCCGCTCGCTGGGTGTGGAACCGTAGAGGCCATGCCTCACCCAACAACCCACCGCACCGAAGGATTAACTGGGAGCAGTGGTTTGAGAAAAAGTTTGGCGAGTCACTAGATGCCTACGCCGCACGAAAGAAAAAGGATAAAGCATGAAAGAGTTTTTTATGAAAATTTCAGCCACCAAAGAGGCTCAGGTCAGAGTCTATGGTGAGTCTGAAGAGGCTGCTATCAAGTCACTTACAAGTGGTGGTGAGATGGATCTGCTGAGTATGTGGAGTGAGCCTCATATCAAGGTCGATTACTGTCGAGAGGTTGATGAATCCAAGGCATAAAAAAAGGGGCGTTAGCCCCTTTTCTAAGTTAACTCCTCGGTTAAGTCAAAGAATTCATCACCAAGCTTCCACTGAACAACTAGCTTGTTGTACAGTTTTTGCTGTTGCCTGATTGTTGCCTCTGCCATAGCTGGCGTTTGAACTTCGCTCATACCAATGTAGGTAGCGTCATCAATCGTTCTTGAAGCCAGATCATAAATCGCGGTTGTGATCTCAAATCTAGCCTGTTGAACGGGAGTGAAATTATTTTTATTACGCATTACTTTTTTCCTTTTGTTGTAGTTTTCCAAGACCCGAAGGTTTCGGGGCGGGAACTACCCGCCCAGCTCGTCAGTTGGATTGTCGAGCCGCTTACGCTGCCCTTTGTTGTTTTTGAATTTCTTCTCTCAACCAGCGTTGATTTACAACTAAGTGCTTTGCCATAGATTTGGTTTCTGGACGGTAGCCGCTTACTGCACCGGCGTATGTGATCCCGCCTCGCTTACCGACTGAGTAAGTTACATAAACTCCGCCGTTTAACACCGAGGCTGTTTCGCCGCTGATTGCTAGGTAGGTGCCATATCGAGATTCTTCAATCTTTACGGCTAGCTCAACACCTGCAATAGCCGCCATTTCTTGTGCGCTGTTTAGGTGTGCTTGTTGTGCTCTGGATAATGTCATCTTTTTCTTCCTTTTCGTTGTTGATGGCATCTATTATACTGACTTCCGTGTCGTTGTATACAAATATATGCATATTAATGCAAATAAATGCAAAAAAAAGGCCGCTTATGCGGCCTCCATCTCATCAAACAACTCGTCAAACAAATCGAACTCGTCTTCGGTAGGCTTGGCGTACTTGCCGTCTTCGATTAGCTTGGCTAAGAACGCTTCCATCTCAGCGGTCATCTTGGCGGAAGATGCTTCAGCAATCTTCACCATGTCGTTTCGGTTCATTTGATCAATCTTCAGTACCAACATCATCTTTCTCCTTAGAGCCGCTTACGCGGCCTCCTTTTTGTTTTCTTTTTTATTACGCAATCGGCCCCGAAGCGTCATGCACTGGTTTGCTAGATTGGTCAAACGCTTCTGCTTGTCAGCGTGGACGGCGTTTTCTGCTAGTGAATCAAATTGATCTTCAGCCACTACTACGAGCCGACGAATAATTTCCATCTGCTCATCGGTCAAGTTGCTCAGATCCATCTCAGCAATGTCGTTGATGTTGATTTCGTTTGTCATTTTCTTCTTCCTTCCTGTTGTGTATGTCCTCCATTTTACAGGTTTCCGTGTCGATGTACACACATTTATACAAATAAATGTAAATAAATGTAAATAAATGCAAACAACTATACGAGGCTTTCGTAGTTTTCTATCAAACGCTTCTTGTTGCGTAGCCAAAACACCAGCAGGTAGCGGTCACCGCTCTCAACCGCTAAGCCTCTGTGCAGGTTTGTGAAGGAAGGAAAGATC